TGGGATAATATTTTCCAACTCAACAGTCAAAATACCGTCGGTTAGATCCGCACCATTTACTACGATTGTATCACTCAATGTAAAAGTACGACGGAATGCTCTAGAAGAAATACCTCTGTGAAGATAGTTCTTTTCGTCAGCATTGTCTTTTTTACCTTCGATTGACAGGACACCTTCCTTTAGTTCGATCTCAAGATCGTCCTGAGTAAACCCAGCGATTGCCAATTGCAATTCATATAGGTTTTCGTCTGTCTTTACAATGTTGTAGGGAGGATAATTTGATTGACCCGGAGTGTTTGCTCTCATTCTGTCTACCATACGATCGAAACCGATGAAGAAAGGGTCGTTAAGCATGTCTGCCGTAAATGTACGTGTATTCATTTTGCTATCTCCTTTTAATTTAAGCAAGATTATGTTACGGAACCCATTGCGGCGTTCCAATACTATATATAATATTTTTTATAAAAATGTCAATGGCTATCTACATTTTTTTCACCAACATATGGTAAAAAATTATATCCTGACATTATAACGCAAGCAATGTTTCCTTCATGCAAAGATACCAAGGTCCATCCTCCAGTATCTTGATTTACGTGAAACGCAACATTTGCGTGCTGCTGTTCTCCAGTTAAATGGTTATAAACACCAACACCGTGAAACAAAATATCTTGTTCTAATAAAAATAAAACGCTGCCTGCTTGTTCAAATGTAGTACAAGCGTGGCGGGTTGCATCAGCCATTTCATTAGCCGTTGCCGCACCAGCCATAAAAATAAGCGGTGCGATATATTTAAACATTTTATTCTCCAGACTCGGAATCGGTATGTATTGGATCTAAAAGTATATATGCTAATACATCACCGTTTGTAATAGTTACCAAACTTTCCGTTTTATTGGTAACATAAAGAAAAACTTCTGATGTGTCTGTAATAAGTTGAACTCCTGAAATTAAATTTAATCCTTTTTTGAGCGCAACTGTAGAATCGATATAAATTTTTCCAATTGTATTTTCTGGTATTTCTAAAGTTATGCCGGTTGGAATCATAGCTCTTACCATCGGTGGTAATTGAAAGGAGTCTTTCGACGACCCAACTCCTTTCACTGCAATAGGCATTTCTTTATTCCAAATATTATAAGATTTTAAACGGTCCCCATGTTTAACGGACGCTTTCACTTCAATCATATTATTTTTTTCCTATATTATACTTCGCCTCTAATACCCAATTTCCTTTATCTTTGTGAGATAGGATTTTGATTTGATTTAACGGAGCAATTGGATCTTGAGCAGTTTCTGTGTCAACTACATTCACCAAACCCCATTCCTCTAACAAATTAACAATAGTATTTCTTCTTGCTTTATCTTCGTCTGCAAAAGTATCTTTTTTACCGTCAAGAATAAACAATTCTTTAAAATGGAGAATTGAATATCTGCCTTGTTTGTGTAAAATATGACAAGATTGATAAAGTTTCTTTTCTTTCCTAGATGAAATACCAATACGAGTAAGTGTTTCTTTAATTTTTAAAAAACTATCTTGTGAAGGAAGCGATACCTCAACGCCAACACCTTTAAAAATGTTTTCTTCAGATTGCATAACAATGGCACCTTTTTTATTATTATTATTGTTTCACTGGATGCTCAGCATGACCATCTGAATATTTATTAATTTTATGATTTACCACCTACGCCACCGGTTTCAAGCTTGCTATGGATTGTTTTAAGATCTTCTGCAGACAGTGCTTTAAGATATAGTTTAGCTACTGTTCTGTTACACGAATACACTTGTTGGATGGCGTCCAAATTGTTATTCTTATCAGCCTTTGGCCATTTGGAAAAACGTTTGCGTTTACGCAACGCGGCACGATAATAATCAAACTGCGCACGGTTAAACAAATGGGCGCGTTGATTTAATTCATTTGCATGGAGGATAGTATCTTCAAAGTTAGCAAAGCCACGATTAACCATATATGGAATGTATTCTTTTTCAGTCATATCAGGATTATCACTGTTTCTAATAAGATCTTCTTTACTAAAAGATACTGCATTCATAAAGTCAAATGGATTATATTCCGGCATTCTTTATTTCCTCAATCGTTTTTAGTGTTTCATCTAAATCTTTACCGCATTGTTTACAAGCAGTAAGTTTATGCGGACCTTCAGCTGTATTCAATTCTACTGTATATAGGTTAGCTTTGTCAACTGTATTTCCGCAATAAAAACAAGTATGCTTTTTGATAAGACGTTTAAACCACTCACTCATGCGCTAATATCAACTTTAGGCGGAGGAGTTTGTCTTATAAGATTACCGTGGCCATCGTAACGAATAATGTCTACGCTTTGAATTCTTGTTGCGCCATTATCATTTATGTGTTTCACAGATGAAGTAATATCATATTTACCGTTGTTATAGTTTTCCACATAACTACTTACAACTTGTATTGGTGCTATAGGTGCAATATCTGTCATTTGAAGCTCGTTTCGATCATGACTTCCGTGAGGAACGCAACCATATTTATCTCAAGATCTGCAACAAAATTTGCTTTATACATATAGTCAGCAAGAGTTACGACAAAACCTGGCATAGATCTCATCTCAACTTTATCTGTTGCCATGTCATAGATACGACGGAACATTTCGTTCATATCTTGATCTGAGTTCTTTGCAACCCATTTACGCATATCGGTAAAATTCTTTTCCTTGAGCAAACGAAAGAGTTCATCCATTGACTCTTGTTTTAGATTAACAAAGATACCTTCATCAATTTTGCCTGAGGCTGCATATGATTGCAACTCAGTCAGAACACGACGGAAATCTGGGAAGTGTTTTTCGATTACTTTTGCAACGACTTTATTGTCATACTCTACCTGTTCATTGTCGAGGATGGCACGAACTCGCTTATAGAACTGAGCGGCTAGAGCTGGACGGTCTTGTGTTTCAATAGTAAAATCAACTTCAGACAAACGAGAACGAAGAGGAGCAATAATGCGGTTCTTAAAGTTACAAGTAAAAATAAAACCACAGTTGCTTGAGTATTCTTCAATAAAGTTACGAAGAGCAGGTTGAACATTTGCCGCGTTCAAATAATCTGCTTCGTCAAAGATTACATATTTGCGGCCACCTTGTAAAGATACGGCGGAAGCATATGTTGAAACGTCATAACGAATAGCGTCAATATTAACATTCAACGAGCCATTCATAATTTTATAATCACATCCCATTTCTTCTAGCATGGCTTTAGCGATAGTAGTTTTACCTACACCTGGACCACCCGTAAGAAGAAGATTTGGGATACTATCATCAGCAACGAACTTTTTGAACATTGCTTTGGTTTTTTCAGGAAGGATAGTATCATTAATTTTCTGGGGACGATATTTCTCAACCCAGAGTACTTCATTTGCTTTTGCATCAATAGACATATAGCCACCATAATATAAGAATAATTGTGAGGGTTTATTTAGCAACGAGAGCCCTCAATCGTTCGTTCCTAGGGCGCTACCCTAGTATTACTCAACAACTTTGTCGGCAAGTGGTGCGTCTTGTGGGACATTTGCTGGAGCTTCAGCGCCTGGAGGCATCATACCTTGTGGCGCTTGCCCGTTTTTCTGCGCAGTCACTTGAAGGAATGCTTCAATTTTATCGCGAAGAGAGCCTACACCTCGAAGTTCTCGGCCTTCAAAAGCGCCGCGACGGGAAGCAATATCAATTACTTGAACTACAGTGGCCAAGTCTTGAAGATTGACAACTGGTTCTTGATTTTGTGTTTGTTCATTCATTTGGTTTTAACCTTTCTTATAAGTCGACTTAGTATCAATTGCTACGAAATACGTAACGTTTTCACCTTTGAATTCCGAGATACCTTTACTGCAAAGCGTAACTCGATAATTCTGTGGCAAGAGCTTTAGATTATCGGTTTTAATAATAATCTTAAACTCATCGGTAGTTTCACCAATCTCAACGCCATAGTCATCCGCATTTGCAGAAGAACTATCAATAGCTTTGAGATAGCACTTGCCGTCTTGACCAACAAATGCAACTTCTTTAAACTGAAGTACACCTGCGGCTTTAAGCACGGACTGTAGATCATCCCAAGAAACATCAACAACCACATCCGCCGAAGGCAATTCGATGGTTTTTTCTGGTGCAGCATGGATCATGGAAACGTCGGCAAAGGCGTATTTTGTACGCTGTTTACCTTCTGTGATCGTGAAATATTTATCATTGAATTCCACGTCCGGTGCAGTATGAAGAGACAAAATTGATAAAAATCTTGACAAATCATATATGCATGCTTCAGCCGGAAGTTGATCTGGGATTGTCGCAACGGCAATCAAAGTTTTTTCAGGAGTAATAGTACGGAGTACATTTCCTGGTTTCATTTGAATTGATTTGTTAATTGTGGAAAAACTCTTAAGGATTGTAAGAGTACGGTCAGAAAATTGCATTATATAAAACTCCTATGTTCACAATTTATTAAATAATAATATCACGGTTTAGTCGATATGTCAACCTTTTTTCTTGGTTTGTTTTTCGGCCCGACGACGTTCAGCTCTGTTCTTATATGACTTTTCATTACTTGATCTATCAGCAGTAGCTGAAACACCAAGACCGCTAAGAGAAGCAATGTTTCCAGTAAACATATAAGAGCCAACATGAGTCAATTCCATCCACGGACACAACCATACTGACATTCCTGCTTGTCTTGCTTTTTGACAAAAGAAATAATCTTCAGACAAATAACGCTTAGTATTTGGATCAATGATACAGTCAAAAAATGCAGTAATCATTCTGCTTCCATCAAAGTTTTCAGTTCGCGCGTGGTCTGGTTTATATTGAAGTTCAGGATACGTGTCACGGAATTTTTCAAGAGTTTCACGCGGAATTAACATAAATCCAGTACCGCCTTCGCTAATTTCAAGGGGTTCGTTTAGTTTAAACGATGTTACTCCTTGAATTGGATTCATTACAAAATCGCCAGAATATCGCGCAAGGTCAAATGGATTATTATCAGCTTTACCTTGGGCCGCCGCAGCTGCAACTTTTTCCCATG